TCTTCCGTGCCATAGAATAAATATTTGATTTAGTCAGGATCGGGGTCTTCAACCGCCTCATTGCCCAAGATATCGCCTCGTTCGCCGACGGAAATGTGTTCGCATCCATGTATCCTCCTTATCCAATCAATTGCACTGCCATCTTTTATGTGTTTGTCTGTAACTCTCAGCACCTTTATGCCCATTAAAGCGGCCTCGTTGTACTTTTCCGCATCCTTAATGAACGAAATTGGCCTGTTGTGACGACCAGAAATCCAAATGCCGCCTTCCACCTCACAGGCAATCTTCAGATCAGGCCAGTAGAAATCGAATCTCCATTTACGAGTTGGGTGAAACCTCTGCTCCCTAAGAGGTGACTCAATATCAAGTTCGCCAATCTGAGATAACAACTTCTCCTCTAAACTACTTGTTGACATGTAATGACACCCCTCGACACGTTATTGCATTAGGCAAAAAAAACCCCGCCAAGGGCGGGGCATAAGCAGGTGGAGAACCTACGTTAATTATTTCCAGAGCCATTTTTCAGTGACCATATCTTCACGTCCGATATCTCTCCAAAAATTTCTTTAACCAACCAACAAAGTTCGCAAGCCTCTGGAAAATTCTTTTCCATCCACTCCCACTTTGCTCGTTTAGTTTTGAACTTTCGTTCATAGTGAGTTGGTATCTTTTTCTCCTTCGGAAAGTACCCAAGGATAGAAACCTCTTCAGTAATTTCACGCCCCAAGAGCATCCCCCCACTTTGTTCCTTTCAACGACTTCCGACATCTTAATGACCACTCCTCTTTTGTTTCGTTTTTCCTTTTCCCAAGGCCATCTTTTTTAAGCTGTTCATAAAGTAATTCAAGATGATCTCTGTCGAATCTCTTTGTCCAATGCCAAGCGCATATAGGTCTGAGTTCATCATTTATTTTAACCAATACCGTCCCTTCATTTTCACAATCCATGCACTGTTTTGGTGCATAACTTTTAGATACCTGATTATCGATATCTTTGACATCATCTTTCCAACGTTCACCGTTTAACCATGTTGCGGGATGAGGTCGAGAGGGAACAAAAACACTTGCCGCTTTCTGCGCTCTCTCATCTGGGTATTCTCTTAATAATCTTTTACGATAAGATTCCTGTGCAATAAGTCCTTCCTTAATGTCATTATACAACTGAATCCACTCGGCCTCTTCGACCTTCTTAAAGAGTCTTAACCAAGCAGTTCGCGCATTACCTTGAGCTAATTTATTTCCCTTAGGTAACAACCCCCAAAATTCTTCAAACATCGTTACCAGTTTTGTTTCTTGAGATTTAGTAATTTGCATTTGATTCTCCATAAATAACCCTTTGACATCCTCTTTTGAGGAAGGGTCATGTTCTATGAGGATAGTCAACCGTTCGCAGGGAGACATGACCAACTCTTGTCTGCGGGCGTGTTGAGAAGGGTCACCCGATATGAGGGTTTGATGATTCCCCCATACCATTATCTAAGCCCGACAACTCCATTGTACCCCAAGATGTTGTAGATGTATAATGGCGTAATCACTAACAGGAGATTGTTTATGAAAAAAGAACTTTGTACGAGGATCACCGATGCCAGACACATGACCGGCATGTCTCAAGCTGAACTTTCAAGAAGAATAGGGGTTACCAAATCGGCTGTTTCCCAATGGGAATTAGGGGCTACGAGAGACATAAAATGTCGGTTCTTTTTCCCTCTGGCAAAAGCCCTCAAAATTGATCCTCACAAACTGTTTTATGGGGACAGTAGTGTTGACAGCAACGCCGCTATACGTTAGAGTTGGGTTTGAGCGACCGCCGGGGTCGAACCTGACGGGGGACGTTGCGGAATACTCCTACAATCGGGGAGCAACGCGCAAGTTACGCGGGTAGTGCCGAGATCGCCTCAACACAGGATGATCTTATCACCCTTCACCGGGTGGGTGCTTGGCAGAGTGGCCGAACATAACCTTACGGTTGCCGTCTGCTCTTGGGGGTTATAGGATTCCCCCCGTCCCTGCTCTCCAACATATAGGAGTCGATATGAAACATCGTTGCCGAAAACGTAGGTCACCCAAACCTAGCAATAGGAAGTGCGTGAAGATGGAATCGGACATTATGGGGTTAATAATGCGGCTAAACAATATTGACGCACGAACGCTAGTCGATAAAGGTGAAGCGGTATACATCCCAAAGAGCGAATGGAAAGCCGCGAAGGCATCTTGAAGAATAAAAACTATATAAAGTACTTATCAAACAATGATCATCAATGCGTCATGTGCGGGGCTACGGGTTGGGACGATAACCAGATCATCGCGCATCACGCCATATCCATCCCCGGACTTCAGCTTGGCGGGATGGGTACAAAAGCATCTGACACTTTGGCAATGCCGATGCATGTCATTTGTCACCATAAATTTCATACAGAATTCCATCACTTCAAAGAGGAACAACCCATATGGTTGATCAAGTGGCTAGAGAAGATGTTGCGGATTGCCCTCGCACAAGAAGGCCAGAAATTCTTTTAAGTAATAGATTCGTAACAGATACACTCGTTTAACATGCAGAAGAACTTTCTAACATGATTATTCCTATTCTGAGAAAGTCATTAGGATTACATCCGATGACTGTTGACGAACGCGCACTCTCGGATTTCTTCTCAGAAGAATCATTTACATACACAAGGGATGACGAATTATGAAACTATGGCGAGTCATTTTCTTTGATAAGGACTCTGGAGAACATTATAATCGGTGGTATGGCAGTCCCGATCAAGCTGAAAAAGAAGGGGAAAAATTGATTAGTGATAAGGTAACCGATAAAACCATTATCGATACCGTAAGTATAGAAAACAGCAGACATGGTTCACCCTCTCTTCCCACTGTCGTAAGTTTTCTAAACCAGTATGCGTTAGTCAATACAGGTAAAATCCCTACTATTGAACCGTTATATAAAAATGACAGTTTGGGGGGGTAATGAAGAAACTACTGATACCGAAACAGCGGTGGGTTATTAGAAATTACGATCTCCGTAATAAGGCGGTCAGGTATCTTACAGAACTAGATGTTGACAACATCGAAATGCAAGAACTTATTCTGCGTCCACATAAAAAGAGCAGGTCGCGTGAACAAAACGATATGTTCCACGCATGGTGTGGCGCAATAGGTAAAGCAACAGGCCACTCGAAAGCAGAGATTAAGGAAATATTAGTAGAAAGTACTTTTGGAGTAGAAGAATATCTAAATTTGAAAGGGGAGAAAAGAAGCAGGGTTCGAGCAACGTCTGATATGAACACAGAGGAAATGTCGGAATTGATCGAGAGGACTATCCAGATCGGAACTGAATATGGTGCAGAAGCACCGGAGATAACTTATGGAACATGACAAAGACAAGAAGAAGGCCGAAGACTTTTTTCCAGAAGATAAAGAAGAAGTAGAAGTTGAGGTAAGCGATAACCATTTTTTCGTTTCCCCAAAGCACTCAAAAATTTATATGGCTTTGGCAAAGTGTCAAAGCACACTAGAAAGTGTCGGGAAGAATCAGGTGAATCCGTTTTACAACAGCAAGTACGCAGACATACACGACATAGGACAGGCAATAAAAAAGCCGATGGCTGACAATAACCTGTTCTTCATGCAACTTCTGTTGCCGGGGGCTGATGCAAATGAAGTACGAATTCGCACCATTATTGGGCATGAGTCAGGTGAAGAAATTAGTTTCGTTTCCACCATGTTCTGCTCTGATCCTAGTAACCCCCAAAAAATTGGCAGTTGTCAGACTTACTTAAAGAGATACATTTTGGCAAGTTGTATGGGATGTACAAGCACCGAAAGGAACTTCGATGATGACGCCAATATCTTAACGTTCTCTGATAAAGCAGTTTATAAAGAATTGGAAACCGCCGCAAAAGATGGCGTAGAACCTTTTCGCACAGCGTGGAGAGCAATGAGTAAACTTAACCGAAACAAAGTGACGCAAAAGGATAAGGACGCTCTCAAGTTAATCGCAGAAACAGCGGATAAAAAGAATGGAACCAAAACAGCAAAGCCCAGAGTGGTTCAAGGAGCGGAGTAAGAGGCTCACGGCATCTGATTTCGGTTCTGCCGCCGGTCTGAAAAAGTCATACAAGTCTCGTCAAAAACTATGGCGTTTGAAGACCGGCAGGGACGAACCCGAAGAGGCCAACGAGTTCATGCTGTTTGGATCAGAGCATGAACCTATTGCGCTCCATGCGTATGAGGCTCTATCAGGGAATCTCGTTGATGACTGCCCTCTTATTTTGCATCCTGATTACAGCTTCTTGGGCAGTTCACCTGACGGCATCGTTGATTCTATTCTGTGTTTGGAAATCAAGTGTCGCGCTAGGGAGCCTCACGAATCAATCACTGATCAGTTCGTGGCACAATGTATTGGGCAACTTGCATGTACCGCCCTCAAAGAAATCCACTTCTTCAGTTGGTCACCCTACGGTCAAAGATTGTGGCGACTAACTTGGTCACAAGAGTATTGGGATTGGCTATTCCCTTTCCTTGAAGAGTTTTGGGAGTACGTTCAAAAAGACATTGAACCGCCCCGACTTAAAAAGAAAAGGCAATACGATGGTAAACTTAACATTGAACTTATAGAGGAACAATGAATGGCATACGAACATGACCCCGGAAATTTCTCGCTGTTTAGGGAAACGAATCCAGAAAAATATAAACAAAATCCACCTAGTCATACAGGGAGCGGAAAAATAGAATTACCTGATGGCTCAGAATTAGAAATTACATTAGCTTGTTGGATTAAAGAAAAGAAGGATGGCTCAAAGTACTTCTCAGGAACTATAAAAGAGAAGTTCCATAAAGTCCCAGATGAGCGTCCTCAAAGTGATGATGATGAGGACGAAGATATTCCGTTTTGAGGGCGTTGCTCTTGAGTCCCGATGATGCTCAAGAATACTTGGGCATCAGTCGGCATCTGTTCGACCTAAGTGTCAGGCCGACGATAAAGGAATATAGGTTCGGACGCCGCGTGTATTATCGGCGTAAAGACTTAGACTCATTTATAGATGAGATAGACAAGACAGCTTGCCCGGATCATCTACCAAACAAAATCAAGGAGTTAATCTGATGTCAATAAACTCGATACCCTTTACAAAAAGATGTTCTGTGTGTGGTAAAAAAGGACATGTATCACAGTTTTCTAGGCCACCGCGCTCGAACAATGGACTGTCAATATGTAAATCTTGCGCGAGTCAACCCGTCTTGGAACCAGTAATCACATCCCAATCGACTTCAGCTACTCGATTCTGACCGTCTGTAACCTCGATGTCCTGTTTGATTTCCTTGGGCATCATCATCATAGCGACTCGGACATAGGTTGATGGGTCTTTCTCACGAACAGTTTCTATAGCCTCTTGTCCATGTTCTAACCAATCTGCGAAGAATGCGTCTACAAGAGCATTCGACATCTTATCGCGGATTCCTTTTGGCCGTCCTTTCCTATTGATTCTAGGATCGTTCTTAACGAAGGGTCGCCCTGACCCACGCTTGGATTTATAGATTTTATCCATCCCTTAAACCCTCTGGTAGATGTTCTCTCAGTTCTTGTCTGAACTGATATAGTTCTGGTGAACCATCTGAGAAAGCCCCAAACTCTGTCAACTTCTTTAGACACACCGCCAACTTTCCTCTCATAGTCTTGGTAGACATAAGGTATTCTTGAAAAGTATTAGTTGGCATAACTTTTGGGGACGCTATTCTCATTTCTTCACCTCTAGGCAATAATAAAGTGTTTTCAAAATACTCAGACATGCGAGTACTCCTTTGCCAAAAACTCTGGCAATTCTAGTTTTTCGTACCGACGACACAAGTACTTTAGAGATAGTTCCATTAAGTCATAATCACCATCCACTACGTCTTGTAGGATGACAATTCCCTGCCACGATTCCTTGGCTTGCGGCCCAAGATAATCCTCACGATGCAGATAACAACTCCCTGCAATCAATGCTCGTTGAACACAACCATTAGGTAATGATCTAGCCGCTACGTCTTTGCCTTGTCGATGGCCTTGAACAAAACTAAGGCCAACGTTTTTTAGAATATTGTGAGCAGTTCCCCCATAAGCACGGCCCGTATAGGGCTGATAAAAGTAGTGACTAAACCAAACGTTTCCAATCTCATAAACTTCTTTGAAAGGATGAACATTCCACCCCTTCGTTTTCAAACTTTCCAATGATAGTACACCATCTAAGATGGGGTTATCTGCAACGTAGCGAACCAGTCTTTGTTCGTGGTTTCCGAAAAACAAGTGGAACTCTGGCAACTGCTTCATTCCCTTGATGGTCTTCCAGAACAAATCCATAGCTTTATTCCCAGCTTCTATGTCCTTGATTACTCTCTTCCCTTCAATTTCTTTACGAGGAGAGTAGGACGATAGACTAGGAAAATCCCAGTGATCTCCCATGTGGCAAACATGGGTGGGTTTGTAATCTTTGATGGCTCTTGCCGCCCACTTTAGGTGAGTGGTAAGAACCCCCGATCTAATCTGGGTGTCTGGTATTACCAGAATCTTCATTCATTTCTCCGCATGACACGCTCTTCATTAGTGTCTCTACAGACAACACCATTCCCTTCGGTATGCGAGTTGTACCTGACCACTCGTTTGTGTCAGGTAAATGTGAATTTGCCAGTACGATAAAATCTGTTTTCTTCTTAGGCATTTCTATGAGATAACCTATCGTCTTAATTATCCAAGCTGATTTCTTATTATAAGTCTGCCAACCCGAATCCTCGTCGGCATCAATCCAAGCTACGGAAACTATGCGATGTAGGCATTTACCTCTTTTTCTTGGCTTTTCGTTCCAGTCCATTTGGAATCAAGAATCCCATGATGAGAGGAATGAGAATAATCCCCGCTAATAACCAACCGCCTGTCTCTATAACTTGCCCCAACAGAGGCCAGAACCCTGTTACGGCTTCATTACATTCACCCACAGCATCACCCCCCATTCCTGTTGCTACATCTGCGATTCCAGTTGCAACCACAGCACCCGCAACTGGAGCAATCACTCCACCGCCAAATAAACTACCGGCGGCAGAACCAATACCCGCCGCAGAACTAACGATTGCCGCTTTCTTTAACATTCCACAGCCTGTCAAGAGAAGTGGAGCAAGTATCCACAAACTATGCTGTCTTAAAAACCTTGGTAAAAGCCTTGTAATACCTTTCATCTTCTTGTTCAACATCTTTTCCACTCCCCTCTCCATATCTCCAAGCTGTTAAAAATCTATTCATATCACCATCGGATTGATCCCATACAAGTTGCAACAACTTCTTACCAACTTGTTTATACATACGCTTGTCGGCAGAAGAAGTTAAATCTCCGCTTCCACCGTAGTCATACTTGGCTTCATACCCTTCCTTATCTGGCTCGTTCCCATATTTGAGGAAGTTATCACCCTGCTGTATGAACTTATTGACGTACTCAGACTCCTTCTTTGTCAGTTTAAGGTCTGGTTTAGCCGATTTCATAAGCCCTACGGTTATCTGTAGTGGGCCATATGCAGACGAGCCACCTTCAGGTGCATATCTAGTTCTTATGAATGCGTTACGTTTTCCGCTCTCGAATTCCGCATTAAAGACGGAATCGTAAAGATTGCTAATGGTGGAGGAACTGGTGGTACTGCTAATGGTGGTGGCGGGGGCGGAGGTTTTGTCGGTCTTTTTACTTCTCTCTGAAATAACTTTCTGAAGAGCAAGCATATCCTCTGTATCACCAGCGGCACCGGCTTCCCTTATGATTGAACGCTTTTTGGTGTTATCCTTTTCCTCAAATCTTCTTCTGAACTCCACTAGCTTTCTAGCAGATTCATTCTTCAATTCGATAAGTTCATCAAGGCGTTCTCTCTTTTCATCTGGCGTCATGTCTCTGGATTCGTATACACGATCCATTAACTTGCCTATTTTCCCAAGTCGAGTTTGAGTAGTGTTGTACCTTTTTTTCCATCTAAGGAGTTCATTATTCTCAGAGGCAAACTTAATGGCGTCTTCCCTAAGACCCAATCGTTTATAGTCGGCATACTCGGCTTGAAGTTTTCTTATCTCATGCAGTTGATCCCAGAAAGTCTCCATCGTCTTTGTAGACTTTGCGGGGGATACACCTATAAAACTACCCGCAGGGATAAGCCCTCTGTAGTCATCTATGCGCTTAGTTGGAGCAGGGGCTTCAGATGGGTAAAGTACCATGTCGAACATGCCAACAGTAGTTGCGCCAATCCACCCGAAATATCCCTTGATCAGATGGTCTATCTGCACTGGAGAGAGTGGAGTGTCACCGCCAAAGACACCGAACACATCATGGAACAATTCGGAAGTCACTATAGAGAAATCTGAGGAATGCGCCCTCTTCATCTTGTGCTTCGGTTTTCCGCTTATCTGCCAACCTAGGGATTCGATTCTGGTGTCCCTGAATTTGTCATAGTTTGTGGCAACTTCTAATATCGGTTTGAATACTTGAAATCTCCAGTCAAATGCCAACTGATCTGTAAGTATTTCTTGAGTCCTCTTTGCAA